CAAGCCTCCCATCTCTGTAATGTCCAAGGACGTTAATATTCGGATGTTCTTTGATTTCGTGATTAAACTCTTGAGCAAAATCTATAGCCTCAAGGAATTCGTTGGTTCCATGTCTCAACAATTTGTAATTTATGCGTCTATTCATGTTATGCTCTACCCACAAAAACCTCATTTTTGGTAGTATATCCAGCGAATTTTGCAGCCTGCTCCTGAATAACTTTAATCCTCTCCGTAAAGCTGCCGCAAACAGCGCACGGAAGGCATTCGGGATCTTTGTATGCCGTGAAGGGGATCGATGAATACAGCGGAACCATGCTAGTATCCGAAAAGGGACTGATGAACTTGTTCGGAAAGCTCGTAACTGGAACAGCGGCCTGTGAAATATTGGGCATATTAGCAAGGATTAGAGATTTTATACTGCACTGCCGCCGCATTTGCGGCCTGAAGCGCCAAAACGCCAGCTTGTTCCTCGGCATGGGCAAAAGAAATAAAGGAAAGATATGAGGCAGAGGCTGTTGCTGAAATTGACGGGAAACCAACGCATGGCAGCGTAACCGTCTTGAATACCTTGGCGAAAAACGTCTTGTTTTCACCAAGAGGACTGTCCTGCGGACTCGGAAGAATATCGATCTTTATGGAATCTCCGCTCTCTCCAACAACGCAAGTCAGGGTTTCGTTTGTGTTAGGATTGCCCACAGACTTCTCGCTCCAAGGATCTTGGAATACCCTGACAACTTCCACGCCTAGCTCACCGCACCATTCGATCAAAACAGAAAAGGCTTTGTCTATGTCTGCGGTCAGGGGGCTTTCGCACGTTTCATAACGTGCATTGCGCGTAGCGCTTTCGGTAACCAAGCGCCTATATTGGGTATTTAGAAAGCCCAATTCACTGATTTCTTCTTCAAACGGTGTATTTTTGTATTGATGAGGCTCGGTAATTGCCAAAATTCTGCGGTCTAGAACATTCTGGTATGATCCCTTGCTTCCCCTGAAGCTGGCTCGCACATCAACAGTGCCTCCGATCTCTTTGCATTCAATCTCGGCATACACAAATTGCTTTAGATCCATGCCATCACCAAGCTGAGCGGTTTCAATCTGGCTATAAATGCGGTTATAGAACTCCGTTGTGCTGCCGTCTTGGTTGATCCGCAAATATGAGTCCGTGCGTTCTGGCATGAAAGACTCCCAAAGATGGTTGTAAGAACCATCGTTTGTAGCCGTGTAATCCAAAGAAAAGTGAAAGCACCTTGGCTGACCATCAACCACGCCACCCGTCCACTCAACGGGCCTTGTGCCTTCCCAAACGCCACACCAAGCGGGGTTTCGCGCCTGACCCCACTCAGATGCCGCCGCATAGTCGAGCACCATTGTGGCCGAATTTACGGGTTCTAGGTAAGGGACAGAGTAAAGAAGGTAATTTTCAAAAGATGCAGCGCAAATTTGCTTCTGATCTCCAGCCATGTAGCGCTTTGTACGCGCCATCTCGACATCTTTGTACAAAACCTGAGATGACAAATATGAGGCGGCAGCAACGTCAGCAGCAACCAATCCGCCTTGAGAATACCACCACATTTGTCCAGCCTGAAACGCTATGCTTTTGCCAGCAACGCATCCGACAGTTGGATACAGCGTATTCTGGAAGTTTGCCGTAGATGCCCATGCAGATCTGTCCAAAATTCCTGACGCCAGTGAGAATGTTGACCTATCAGTAAAAACAATCAGTCGCGTGTCAGTGTTTTGGCCGACATAAGATACAAGTCCAGTTACGGGCCTTGAAAAACTGAAATCCCCTCTGCCTGCCCCTGACGTTCTTTCAAGCCAGCTTGTGGGATCTCCCAAATCTGAGGCCAGAACAAGATTGTTGTCGGCAATCCAAAGTCTATTTCCAGAAAATGCCATCCACGTCCCAACAGGAATCTTATCGCTTTGAACTCCTGTGCGGTTTGATCCGTCCCAATAAGCTGGAGAAGAAATTCCGTCCTGAATCATCACGATACGGTGCGATGGAGTAACCGTTGTATCGCCGCCAGTGGAGGTAGTGGCCGATCTAGTTGCCAGCGTGAATACGCATTGCGAGACATCTTCATCTAGCTTGATGCCGCGCAGCCGATAATCGTCCCAATTCTTGGGCTGTACTAGTGGGAACGGGGCAAAATAGACGTTTCCGCTAACAGCAAACAAGATGTATGGCAGTTCGTCCTTCGCCACTCCTTTGCCATCAACGTCGAAAATTTGTCTTGGAATGGTGATTAGCTGTCCGTTGACAGTTTTTTTCTCAGCGGCCTGAGATTGTTTGTTAGCTGCAAAAAAAACTCCTCCCTGTATATTTCCCGGCGGCAAAGAAAGGCGCATTGCATAGCCGGGGCGCGTTTGGGCAATGCCGCCCCTGACGGTAACATTGACGCCCCACTTCAGTTGGTTTTCAGGAAGCGCCCAAGCATTCCTGACGCTGTTAACTCCCTGAGTCCAGCCAGCAGTGCTTTTTACAAGCCTTCCAGCGTTGATTTGATCGGACTTCATTGCATAACCACATCTGTGCCATCCCCGTAAGTAATGTTATTGATCTGAGGGGCAGCCATTGCGTGTCCTTCAATACTTTCCTGCTGATTTTTCAGGTACGCTATGGCGATTGTCCAATAGCGCTGAGCCTGCTCGGCAAAGTCTTTGTCTTCTAGGTCTACCGCATGAAGCGCTGCAAGAATTGCCCGTTCATTCTCCAAAGGAAGAAAATCATAAAGCGACTCAACCGTTGGATGTTTGATCCGATACACAATCCTCGCCCAAGAACATGGCTGACCAAGTCGAATTCTCCTGTACTGAGGATTAATGTCGGCAGGATGGTACTGTCCGATCAGGGTCATGTCATTACTGCGCCCGTAATCGTAAGCGTACAAAGACACAAATCCATCTGTCTTTGGCTTTTCAATTTGTTGGATTGATTTCACCAAAGTAGGAGGTTCAATTGAGTCTATAATAAAAGTGCTGTCGGCGCTATTTCCCGCTGTCTGATAGGAAACACGTCCGACAGTTGAAGCTAGGTTTCTGGCCTGAGCTTCGGTGCTATACAGTTCAAACTCGTCAGAATCCAACTTCCTGACGTAGTAGTTCGCCCCCGCAACCAGAGGATTAGGAAGAGAATCCCCGTCTCTTGGACGCACCGTGATGGCTTGTCCTGTCGAGTAAAGCGATGCCGTCTCTACAATGCTTGTAGATGGAACCGCTGTTACCGTTCTATCCAAGTCGAGGCTAAGTCGGCCCGTCCCCGGAGTGGTGATCGTTACCAAGTTATTGTTGGAATATACCTTAACATCGTCACCGAAAATTTTGATTGTGTAGTCCGTTCCTGCAACAAGTGGAGATGGCAGCGTTCCAGAAGATGAAAACCGCACCACTTCGTTATCTTGCAAAAATTGAACGCTATCAGGATTGATGCGATTTTCATAAGGCAACGGAGACGCCGAAACTCGTACAGCATAATATGCCTGACCCGTGCCAAAGGCTGTTACCGTAATTAAACCTGTCGTTCCGCCAGCATTTGCGTTTGCCAAACTATTGTAAATTCGCGCTGTTTGATTTCCTGTATCAATATTCAGGAAAAACTGTGTTGTTCCCTTATCAATCGATGGGGTTGTGCTCGGAAGATTGTAGTCAGATGCGAAATAAACCCCTTGACCAGTATTAAGCCCGTCAAAATCTCCAACCCATCGATTTGTAAATCCAACAGCAAACGATCTGGAAATAAGCACATAAAACTGACCAGTGCCGACACTAGTAATGTTTACGGGACTGTAATCGACGTTGGTTATTGTAAAGCTAGACGATGAGAAAGGCTGTTCTGCGCGGTAAGACGCTCCCTGAGTAATTGGGCTTGGAAAGGTTCCTGTGGTTGTAAAAGATACAAATACGCCCGTTGAAGGAGTAAACGTAATTGTAGGATTGCCAGTGTATCCCGTGCCTTTGGTGACCACATTAACTTTTACAAGTTGACCACCAGACACAACGGCAGTTGCAGTTGCGCCCGTTCCGCCGCCGCCACTGATCGTTACTGCGGGAGCCTGCGTATAGCCAGATCCTCCATTGGTTACTTCAATGTATTCAAGGAATGACGTTGTAATAGTACACGTTCCAGCAGCATTTGTCCCGCCGCCGCCAGTAAATGAAAGCCTCGGCGGAATGACATAACCCTCACCCGGGCTATTAATGATCAAACCGTTGACCACTTGAGATGTGTTATTGATGGTCGCAGATATGATAGCTCCAGAACCAACAGCCTGCAGGGTAATTCCCGTGATTCCGCCATTGATATCTAGCCCATTGATTGTAGCCCTTGCGCCTTTGCCAGCTTTCGCAATACTTAAATCAGTAATTGTGACTGTTGCGTTTGGCTGATATCCGCTGCCAGCGCTAACAACGCCAATCGATGCAACGCGACCACCTGTAACAGTGATATTAAATGTGGCTTGTGTTGTAAATGTACTTTCGATCTCAATGCCAACCTGATTTTGCACGTATCCAGCGCCACCAGTATCGTCAACCGTCACTGTAGGAACACTGGTATAGCCACTGCCGGGCGCGGTTACTTGAACTCCAGTAATAATGCCAGATGGAACGCCTTTAGCCTGAGCACCAGACCCTGAAGGATTCGGAAGATTCAAGCCTTCAGCGAGAATGTTACTTTGTGTCCCAATGGCAACGGTTGCAGGAATTAGCTTAACCAAAGAGTTTGTGCCACTTCCAGAAGTCAGCAAGTTGATCGGATTGGTGTCGTTTACGGCATCAGAGGATGTTGGATGAATGCTGACCGTTGTTGAATTAATCGCTCGCACATAGTAGTTTGTTCCAGATACCAATGGCTGAGGCAAAATTCCTCCGTTGGTCGTAGCCTGAACTTGATCTCCTGTTGTAAATCCGTGCGGGACGGCAAACGTCATCTTCGTTTGCGGCGAAATCGGCTTTTGAAGGTCTACGTTGATAGCTGTGGTAGCTCCCGTAGTGTAAACGGGGTTCGTATTGTTAGTAGCATCTGAAATTGATTCAAAAATCTGCAGATGCGTAGGACT